CAACCTCACTTAAAGAATGTATATTAAATTTATTAGCATCTTTTGTATAACTTTGAATATTACCTAATTCATTAATAACAGCTTTTGCATCTTCACCAAACATTGAATATCTTGTTATATCAGTAGCATTACTTTGAATATCATTTTGTAATACTTCCAGCATATTTTTATCTCCACCATATACTTTTTCCATTGCATATGCTCCAGCTGGATTATCTGTAACTAAAACTCTATTAGATTTTTTTAATGTGCCACCTGTAATAGTTGATTTATCATGGACTAAGCTATCATATACATACTGAGCATTATCTGAATTAAATGGTATTAAATTACCTTCGCTAGTTTTTATTTTATAACCAGCTGCATTCATATCATTGCCCCATTTTTCAATACCAGCTTTTAATATAGCTTCACTATCCCATCGTTGAACTCCAAATCTATTATCTAGATATCCAATATTAGTAAATTGCCCAATTTCATCAGTAGCAGTTTTACCTAGATTTTGATATATTTGTGCTGCTTTTACTGCTATGGGGTCATCTTTTACACCATATAAAGCATTGAATAATGCTGGTTTATTATCAGGATTAGATAAAAAATCTTTAACTTCTGGGTCTTTTAATCCATGTTGCACTTGTTGATTTAATCTAACTCTATTTCTATATTCTACACTTTGATAAGCATCTTTTATATTATCTGTATTTTCATATTGATTAATTAATTTATCAGCCCTGTCAATCTGGGGTTTTCTTTTAGTTAATTCTTCTTCTGGTAAAGTTTTTATGTATGATTTAGTTGCTACAGATGTGTCAATAGCTGGCACTGATGGCATATTATTAATAGCATTATCAAGAGTTTGCCTTTTCTTTAATTCCTCTGGAGTAGCTGAAGTATTAAAATCTATACTTGTATTTTCATCTATAGGCATTTTATTGCTTTTGAATGTGTTGTTTGTTTTAACAGCAGTATCAGATAAAAATGTTTTATCAGTATCAGTAAATACAGGTTCTAATGCTTCATCTGCTTTTATTGCATTTTTAGTAAATGCTGGTTTTAATGCTTTAAAACCTTTTATTCCACCTTTAATTAATCCACCAGTTACAATACCTGTTGCAATTTCCTCCCCTAATTCTTTAACTGAATAATCAGCTAATGCATTACTTTGTTTTCTAACTAGATAATCAGTTACAGTGTCACCAACTGCACCATAAATTGAACTAGCAACTATTCCACCGGGAATAAATGCAGTAGCAATATTTACTGGATTGCTCACACCTTTAGCTAATTGAGCTTGCCAATCACCAGTTTGTGGATAATCATATAATCCTGGAATTAATAAATCAGCAAATTGCTCTAGTCCTGCTTTTGCACCTTCTTTGAATCCATGAGCAACACCTAAAGATTCAGCAGGAGTTCCTCCATTAAATCTAATAACCCCATCTGGTGAAATACTTTTTATAGTTAAATCAGAGCCATATTTCATAGGTTCTTTTGGTATTTTTATATTTTCTATAGTATTATCATTAGTCAAATTCACAATTCCATCAGGAGAAATACTTTTTATCTTCATTTATTACTTTCATTTGCAGATGCTTGATTAAATAAATTATTATAATAACTTTTGTAACTCTGGAATAATGTATTAGGAGCAATATTATTTAATTTAGTTCTAGTTATAGCTAAATCCGTTGGTTTCCCTTTATCATCATAAAGAACATAAGTATCATTTTTTGCATTATATCTAAAATCTTTTGATTGATTATTTTTTAAATTTAATTGTTTCGCTAATTGGTCAGAGTCTAATTTATCAGCATCACCTTTTTTAACTGCTACACCATTATATAATTCAATATTACGTTCTATAACTTCTTTAGGAATACTTCCTGGAGAACCAGCCATTACCCCATTTAAAAACCCAATTAATTCATTTTGAGTATCAGGTGTTAATTTACCTATCCCATCTCTATAATCATTACCAATATAATTTTTACTATTTGAATCTAACCATTTATTTTCTTTTAAATTAGTAGTTAATGGTTTTGATAAATAAGCAATAGCATCATCAGTATTTACCGCAAATTGCATACCTCTAGCTTTTTCATCACCCATAACATCAGCTATTTTTTTAAACATTATTGGAGTTAGATTTTCATAATTATCGACTATATCTTTATATGTTTTTTCAGCATTAAAAGGTTGAGTTGATAATTTTTCGACCTGCTCTGAAACTTCAGAACTACTAACTAAATTTGGGTAATTTTTAGGGTCAAAACCTTTTTTAACTGCAAAGGCAAGTCTATCACTGCCTTTAACCTTTTGTAAATTATAAGCTGTTACAGGATATGCTTCATTATAAATATTTTGTTTTTTAATTCTATTAGTTATAATCTCTTGTGCTTTTGGTGACATACTTGTAACTTGTGGGCTTAGTAATATTTGCTGTTGGTCTTCAACTGTTAAATTTGGGTCATTCAATTGTTGCATTACATCATAAGCATCCCGACCAGCATTAAATTTTATTTGTTGTTCATCATTTAAAGGAACGCTAGGAAATCTTTGTCCATCATATGCTTTTGCAATTTCTTTTTCGGCATCTATATGATTTTTAAATTGGTACATCTCTATAGATTTTTGTTGTATTTTATAAGCAGTATCTAATGTTTCTTGTATTTTACTTATCTCATCACCAGATAATCTTTTTTCCTCAGGTAAATTATTATTTAAATCAACAGCAGAAGTAATGCCATTAGCTAAAGCAATATCTGTTAAAACTTTTCTAGTTGAATATTGTTGTAATGACTTTGCTTCATTAGCAGAACGAACACCTGTATTAACAGCGGCATCTATAATATTATAATTTTGTGATAAATAATTATTAGCTAATGATATATCTTTATTTTTAGCTGCTTCTTCGGCTAATACTAAATTCTTATTTAAAGCATCATAGGAAGCCAAGGCTTGATTTTGTGAATCAATAGCTGCAGTATGTTGTATTAATTGTTTTTGGTCTTGTCCCGCTTGTTGTGTGAGCATTAAAGCTACTTGGTCTCTATATTCAGGACTTATCTGTTTAACTGAATCATCTATTAATGGTTTAACACCTTTTGAATATTCCTCTACTTTTTGATTATTAGGTATATTTGATGATTTTATCTCATTAGCATATTGTAATAGTTTACTACCATATTGAGCAGTTAAAACAGCAGGAACAACTTTATCCATAGTTTGATTATATGCTTGTCCATATGGAGTTAGCATTGACACATGATTATAAGCTCCATCTGCCCCTTTATCTAAATTATTCCTAATATCACTTATAGCTTGTTCTTTACCATATTCATAACCATATTTAGTTGATATTTCTTTACCAAAATTACCAATAACATTACCTAATCTATTGTAAGCATTAGATAAAGTAGCTCCTTCATTAAGATTAATATTAGTATTTATATTTGTATTTATATTACCTAATTGTGGATTATCTATATCGATTGCCATGTTACCCCTAAGCTAATAAAGCCGCTAATTCAGCAGCGGTTATTGCACCTTGAACAATATTACCAAAAGTATTTGCTACGTTAGCATCTTCTGCTTCTCTTACTTGTTGCAATTGATTTTGTTTTTGAAATAAAACATTTACATTATTAGTTGTAGCATTCATATCATTCATAAATCTACGGTTTAAATCAGTTATAAAAGTTGATTGAGTATCAGCAAATAATGTAGGACTAGCTAAACTTGCACCACTTGTTCCAGCTTGTGCTAATTGATTACCAAATAATTGTCTAGCACGAACCATTGATTGAATATCAGCTATATTTTTTTGTGCTTGAATTTGGCTTAATTGTAAATTAGATTGCTGATTAATTAATCCTGGTTTTCTAGCTAATGCTTGCCCATAAAGATAATTACCATATAATCCAGCAATGCCTCCAGCTGTTTGAGTAGCTAATCCAGCCTCATACATATTTTTATTAAAATCTATATTTTGATTAAAGCCATTATTATTAAAATTATTATTATTATTCATTTATAACCTTACAATACTAATTTAACACCTAAAGATAATAAAGCAAATGGATTATCACTATTATGTTCAATAGTAACATAATCAAACTTAGCCCAGTTAATCTGTGGAAATATTGTTATTATAGCAGTTTTTGTTGTTAAATATGTTGTATCAAATTGATTCACATCATATCGAGTACCATTAATAATAACGCTATCAGTGTTATATATAAATGCGTTAATCTCACCGATCTTTTTACGTTTATACAATAAGTCACCAATACTAATATCTCTTAATGAATATGGGTTAGTTTGAATCTTACAGTTAATATTAAATGCTGGGTAATCTTTATAAATACTATATTTAAATTCATATATTACAGTATTAGTAATAGCAAAAAATCTATTATTTGTTGTAGTTAAGTATTTAATATTAATTGTATTATCAAAAGTCCATTTAGTCCAACCATATATCTCTTGCAATTGTACCGATTGATGACAAGAAATATAACCTTTACCTGTTGAATCTCTATTTAAAACAAATAGATAACTATTATCATCTCCATCTAGAGAGTTAATTGTCAACATATTAATAGGATTATTAGTTAGACTTGGTGTATATATAGTTGCATTACCATCTACTTGTAAAGTTTTATCAGCATATTTAAGTGAACGAACATTCTTACCATTCTTTTGAATATAAAATAATTGTTGGTCGTATTCAGTAGGAGTTATAGAAAGTGAAGAATGATTAGTTTGTCTTTGTATAAAAAAGTTTGTTGGTGTTATAGATGAATTAATAGCATTTAAAAATGAATATATACCATTTTCAGTAAAAGCATTAATTGTAATACCTGCGTATAATCCAGTTATTTGAGGAGCTACATCACCAGCTAATATTATAGCTATAGGGTCAGATGCATCAGTGCCAGCAACAAGAAATTCATGTTTATCGCCAATTGAACTTGCCCATATAGTATTAAAATTTGCTACTGGAATTGATGCAAATCCATAATCTACACCATTAGAATAAGCACACCATAATCTATTTTGAAATTGAGTTATATATCTTGGCATTGAATCTTCGTCCCAAGCAGGCTCACCAAATATACAGCTTTTTACATTTGTTAATTTACCATAATAATTTTGGCTATTATATACAACAAGAGTAGATGCCTGAACATTAATAGAACTAGATGAAATAATTGTTCCTGTAAATTGCACATCTGTTGGCGTTGTAGTAGAACTTGTAATTTTTATAAATAATCCATCAATATATACGAAATTACAAACAAAAGCTGGACTACCAAATACATCAACAAAGACTGTTTCACCTACATAGAAATATTCATTCTGTCCTGTTCCTATTGCATTTTTTGTAACAGCTACAGTTAATCCAGGAGTTAATCCAGTTTTAACAAGATAAGGTGCAGAAGCTACATATTCATTAACAGTTGGTGTATTATTACCTTCTGTAAATATTATGTCATACCATTTACTAACAGTACCATTTTGAATAGAAATTAATACTACATTTTGGTCTTGAACACTACTATATATTCTACCATTTATTCCAGCTATAGTAATTGCTACATTATCATCAGGATAATACAAATAAACATTATTATCAGCATTAACTAAAATTATTGAACGTCCCCAAGGTAATGAATAAGCAACAGAATAAGTGATATCAGTAGATGCTATAGTTGCCATTTTGTATTGTAGAGCAGGTCTTTTTTTAAGTCCTCCTTGCTCCATCATTACAACATTTTCTAATATTTGAGAACCTTTGCTTAATATATCAGTATCACTACGCCCCTGCATTACTTGGTCTGTTATACCACGTGACCAAACAGATTGTACAATATTAATTGATGTTGTTCCACTATTAGTAGCCATTTAATACCTTGAATTAATATAATAGTCACTATTTAAGATTACTGTTGGTTTATTTTTACCATCAACTCCCATAGCTTTAGTTAAAGATTTTTCATATAATGCTGTTAGAGTTGGTAATAGTTCCATCTTAGCTAATACACTACAAGCTTCTTTTGCTATCCAATATGCAAACATATCACCAAAATGAGACGGGAATACATCATCTGGATAATAAGAATCTGATACATAAAGAATGTATAAAGGTGTATAGTTACTATGTAAATAACCACCAACTATTGTATAGTTATTATCAAAAAAACTAGCATTATAAACTTTTATTAATGATGCCATATCGCTAGGTAAAGTATATTTATACTTATAACCATATATCTCAGTAGTATCATTAACTAATGGTAACTGTATAACTCTTTGTGAAAAGCTCCAATAGTAAACACCTAATAGTATTTTTATACCAGCACTATAAAGAACATCTAAATACTGCTGGTTCTCATTAATAAGGTTAGTATTACCTAATCTCATCATCGCAAGATTAAGTATATCTTGTTTACTTAACATGATTAAGTCTGTGTATTAGTTACAACAGTCACTGGATTTAATGTTGCAACTTGAAATTGTGCTTCTTCATTATTACAAACAGCATTAATCGCATCACCAATTCTAACCGATGCATTATTAAAATATCCAGACGCTTTAACGGTTGCAACTAAATCGCTTGAAGTATAACTAATTAATCTTGGGGCTGAATTTTTTACTGCCAAAGATTGTATTAAAAAATTTTCTGCATTGAAAGCCATTATTTTTTTCCTTTAAAAATTATAAATATTATAACATATTAAACTATCGACAATAAAAATCAAATTAAAAATAAACTTTTACTATTTCCAAAAATAAATTTTAATTTTTTAATTATTTCAATATTTTCTAATCCATCAAATCTAATTAAATAATCATTAACTAATGGTTTAATTTTGTCTAAATATTGATAAATATTATCTAAATTATTTAGCCACAATAAAGGAAATGATGTTGCAATAATAACATTATTATTAATAGATTTAAATTTATTATAGAATGCAATAGTAAGTGACACTTGTTCATCTACTGTTCTTGTGATATTAGAATTACCTTGTAATTCTTTACAAAATGCATATTGAGCATTATTTAATAAATCAGCATTAATATCATCTGATAAATTATTAATTGTATATAAAATTGTCATAATACCCCTTTAATTTAAAATTTAATATGAAAATAAACAAATTCAGTCGGTTGCATATTGTTATGAGGTTGCCCATTACCTATACTATTTGTATTGTATTGATTTGCCCCAGTATCCAAGCCTTGTCGGTTACTAAATACATCATTGGCATCATAGTCGTTGAATACATAACCTTGCACATAGTGGCTGTGGCTTGGCATTTGGTCTATCGTCAACGTATGTGTCTCAGCACCTATAAATTTACCTATACCATGGATTGTGCTTCTATTAGCAAGGACTTTTCCTCGGTAATCAGGTACATTAAAAGTAGTCGCATTTGTCACGCTACCAATTGTTAAATAAACAGTATGTACTCCTGATTGAGTGCCTGTAGTAGCTATATATGTTCCTGCTATTAGATTAGCGTAACTAGTAGCAACATTAAATGTATTAACACCAGTGACATTTATCCAATATGTTGTATTTGCAGTTAAACCTGTAGGAAATGCACCCGTAGTTGTAAAGTAAACTTTTTGCCCCGTAGTTAGCCCGTGATTTGCACGAGTAATAACGCACGGATTAGCAATTGTTAAAGTTGCAGTACCTTGCATTATATTTAATAAATTAAATAATGCTAAATAATCAGCACGATTATAAGTTCCACCATCGCACAATAAATAACCACCAATTGTCGGTGATACACTTTGTATAATTGTTCCGACAAGAATCTCATTAGATATACCCCCCACATTTGTCCATTGTACTAATGTAGGAGGCACATTACCATTTGCTGGTGTAATATTATATACTTGCCAATATTGATTAAAATAATCACCCTTTGTTACCGTTGTATAACCATTTTTAATTTCATCTACAGTATCTGAATCAGTAGCAACAGTCCATGCCCCAGAATTAACATTATAAATTAAATTCTCACTGCTATTATTTTGTCCATTACATAAAACTCTGTCTCCAACTACACAAGTGTAACCTCCTTGAGTGGGCAATCCTGATAATGTTTGATTTGTAACAAATAATAATGCTACTGATTTTTTAGGCAAAGCATTTGAAACAGCTAAATCAATATATGTTTTTGTGCTTAATGTATCAGCTATTTTTGTGTTAGAAGGGCTTAAATATGGATCATTTGTATTAAAAGAAAACCCAGAATCAGCAACTTGTCCAGAACTATTCATTTGAACAATGTTGTTTGCTACTGGTGGATTAATTAAAAGTTGATAATTAGATAAATCTAACATTGGTTCAGTATTAATATTACCATTTAAAATTTTAATACCTAAAGTATTATCTCCATCAGTAGCTTTTATTTTTACTAAATCACCATCTCTAACATTGCTACCATTAAAAAAACCATCAACTGCAACATTAGCTAATGTATTATTTGCTCTATCGCCCTCATAAAACCAATAATTACCTGCGTTTTGGTCTAATGTTTTTGGGTATAAATATCTTATATCATATCCCATTTTATACCCTCTATTAAATAGATGTTGTTACTATTTGAATTGTTTTACTTGGGGCAACTACAGCACTACCAGTTCTCATGTTAGCTCTAAACATATAACTATAGTGTTCCTCTGATAACCACATATTAGACATGGGAGTAGCACTATTAGTTTCATTAATTACAGCATCACGAGTAAATGCAAAAGCTGTTACATAATTAGTTGCTGAAATTGTAGCAACTGGTAAGCCACCATTAGGATTCATTTGAGCAGTACAAATTGTTAATCCTAATTCTGAATACATAGTTCCTGCATTTTGTAATGGAGCTGTGCCATTAGGAACATATTGTGTATTAGTAAATAGAGGGTCTTTTAATAATATCTTAATTGCACCAATAGGTAAATAAACATATCTATCGCCATCAGCAACGCCCATATTATCAAATAGAGTTTTAATCGTAATTAAACAATCAAAAGAGAATGGTTTTAAATCACCCACAACTAATGAAGCACCAGCACGACTTGTTCCATCACCTAATACTTGTAATGCTTTTATAATATTAGTTACTGATTGGTCAGATGCTTTAATAGTAGCAGGTTCAACTAAAGCATTAATTAATTGTTGTTCTTGTTTAGAAACAATAGCATCAACTTGTCTATTTACAAGAGTAGGTATATAGCTAGGGTTTTTAATTTTAGATTGTTCTACTAATGGTAAATTAGATGATGCTTCAAAGTTTTGAAATACCATTTTTGCATTAGCAGTAATAGGTTGATTAGGTTGTATTAGTTCACCACCAACACGTTCATAAGCAGATTGAACACCAATTAATGGAAATTCTTTTGATATTCCATCAGCTCCGTTTTCCATAGTAACAAAATTTTTAAGCACACCTTTATTTTCATAGCTAACAGCTATTTGGTCAGCATACATTTGTTTATATAGAGATACTAAATCTGGAGCTGGAGTTGACCATGTAGTCATAATTTTATCCTTTAAAATATTTATTTATTTCAAAGGAATTTTAAAAGCCGACAATTAAATCATATTCCTTTGAACATTAATTTAATATGTCGGCTCTATTTAGAGGTGTCCACATATTTTACATAATTATACTATAACATATTGTTTTTGTCAAGTATTTTATGTAATTTCTGTTCCTACAACTTTAGTCCAATTAGACCATGTACCAGTTTCATGCTGGTCTGATTTTCGCCAAAAGTATTCATTTAAAGTTATAGGATTTGCATCGACTCGACGAGGAATAAAGTATTGTGTTATCCAACCAGTTAGACCAGTTGAATTTGTATATTTTTCAGTTCTTAATAATCCTTGTGTATATCCTGGAGGTAATCCAATTGGTCCAGTAGCATTAATAACAGATATTGAAACACCAAAAGGAAAATCAGCATATACATTTGCAGGTACATAAGTTCCAACAGGTGAACCTGTATTATCAATTCTATATGCTAAGAAAGTATGGTCTAATCCATTGAAATCATTATACATTAAAACATTAGTTGATGCATTAAAAGTATGTTGAGTTTCTTTAATAATAGCTTTTAATGTTCTATTAGTAGGAGTTATAATAGTATTACCCATTATATATACATAACTAGAAAAACCTTCATTAAAATCAATAGCATATGAAGAACTTATACCAGTGCCACAATCATTAAATATATTATTTAATATTTTTAATCTATCGCATTTAAAGACTATAATACCACTTTTATTTTCTGTGCCTCCTAATGTAATAAAGTTATTATTTTGTATAATAACATCTTGCATATAAGATTCTGGCATTTGTGATACAAGATAACCTAATCTTAAACCACCTCTACTATTTTCAAAAGTATTATTGATAATTGTTATACCTTTACCTGTTCTAATAAAAACTGGTTGTCCACAGTTATAACTATAATTACCTTCGATAACTAAACCATTACTTACATCAGTATTAGTTGGTGTTTTACCTATACTTAAAAATACATTGTTAGGTGAACTTGAATCTCTAAAGTTATTATCTCTTATTATTATATTAGTAACTGGAGTAATTGTAGTTAAGCCTGTAGAAAAAACAATACCAACTATAGCTACATTACCACCAATATTTACAAATGTATTACTATAAACTTTTATATTTCTAACAACATTATAATTATTATTAGGTTCAAAATCAATAGCTCCTGGCATATTGCCACGTGAAACATTTACAAAATAATTATTATGAGCTACAAAGCCATCACAATCAATAACACTTATACCATTTCTATTATCTGAATTAACACCATCTATTACACAATTATTAACACATACATTCTTATTGTGTCTTTCATTAGAACCATTACCGATATAGATACCATCACCTCTAAAGCCTACTATTTGACAATCGTGTATATGTAGATTAGATACACCATAAAATGCTATTAAATGGACAAACTCTGAGAATGCTTTTGTTGTAACTTCACCTAATAATTTTAAATTACATATCTCTATATTACTTATTGTTGTAGTTGAACTTCCAGAATCTAAAACTAACATATTAGCATTAGTAGTTTGTTTTAATATTGAAGTTACACCATCACCAAATAAAATTATATTAGCAGGAATAGTTAATTGAGAAACTAGATAAGTGCCTTCTGGAATATAAACTGTATGATGTCCACTATTTAAAGCTAATTGTATTGCTGATGTATCATCATTGACACCGTCACCTATAGCTCCAAAGTCTTGTACTGATACTTGTTCACGTACTTTATTTAAATATGTTCTACTAATAGCACCAGTTCCTGTTTGAATAAATAGAGATGTAGGACCAGGTGGAGTAAATGGATAAACATCAGGGTCTCCATTATCATCAAAAGTAAACATAGTATTTCTACGACGTGTTAAATCAGGAAGGTATAAAGAATTTAAGTCATAGTCATAATTTTTAAAGGCCATTAAATCTCTAAGCTGTTGTATTTCTAAAGCTAACCTATTGAGTTGTTTATTTACTTCTACAGAATTCCATTGTGCAGCTTCAGTAAAATCAAACTCTTTAGCATATGGTTCACTACTTACAACAGTAATAGTTATGGCAACTGTTGTAGCTGTTATAGGAGGGCTAAAAGTTATAGTATTTGATGCAATGCTATAACCACTAGTCATTAAAGTTGTATTATTATATATTTTAATATTTGTTACTTCTACAACTACAATGTTTAATACCAATGTTGACAGTGATTGTCCGATAGGTATCAATGCTTGTTGTTTTGTTGATTGAGCAGGTATAGTCATGATGTTACTTTCATTGTTGTAAGTTTATTAACTTCATCAGCAAATTTATAAGGTGCTCTACGCCATTCAGGACTACTATAAATTTCTTTTAGTCTAGCGGTTGGGTCTATACCATTATATGGCATTTGTGATTGTGGCTGTCCATTTGCTAATGCACTTGTAAATTGCTTATGTATTATTTCTAATACTTCAAATGCTTCTTTGCTAGTACCTAATACTTTAATGATTTTATCTTTTTCATCTTTAGTTACTTTAAAACTATTAATCCAATTATTAGCAGGAGCTATTCTTTCGTCTCCTATTTCTTTTTTTAGATTAGTTATCATTTCATTTTGTTTACTAATTAATACTTTTTCTTGTTCAACAAATGAATTAACTAATTGATTATATAATTTATTACTTAAATTATTTTCTTTAGCTATATTATTAATAAGTTCTAAAGCAGGATTGTCTTTAATTTCTTGATTCTCTAATTTATATTGCTCAGGAGAACCAAAAGCCTCAGAATACATTTTAACTGCATTAGTGCCTCCAATAACTGCGTCCTTAACTGTTTTATACTTTTCTGGTAACCATTCTGGTCTATCTCCAGTAGCAGGGATATTTTCATCTATATACCAACTAGCAGGAGTTACAGGAGTTGTTGTAGTTACTGGTGTAGTAGTTACAGGTGTCAATAAAGTTTCAGTAGTAGTTATAGGAGCTTCAGTAGTTAAAACATTATCCATATTTATTTATCCTTTAAATTATTAATCTCATAGTTAGCAATGACAAGTAACCATTTTATAAAATCATTTCGTCCAGCCTCATAATACATTTTATTTTTATCCATTGATATAGTATGAGTATTTAATAAATGTGTTTTTGCTAACCATTCTAATATCTCAGAACCATCTGAAGTATTTAATATTTCTTTCAGTTTCTTTTGCATAGAGATATTATAAACTTTATCATTAATGTATTCATTAACTTTAAATATTTTGTTTAACATTATTTCACACGCTTTAGTCTTGGATTAGCTTTTTTAGCAGCTGGGCTTGCCTTACGTGCAGCACTAGCTAATATAGCACCAGCTGACTTTTTACTTATACCTTCTTTCTTTGCTATCTTATCTTGTGCTTTAGCAAAGCCCATATGTTTAGATTTCATTTATTCCTCCTATTGTTGATTAATACCTGTTTGTACTGGTTGAGAACCTAGAGCTGGATTACTTTGTGCCATTTGTAAATACTGTTGTATAGCTTCTTGTTGTGCTTGTGCTTGTGCCATCTGTTGTAAGTTACTAGCTGTTTCCTCATCAGTATTAACATAAGCTAGATTAGCCCCTATGCTATCAGAAATATAGTAAGGTAACTTGTCTATCTTAAATGATGCACCGATGTATTGTTGTGCTTGCTGTCCAGTTATTTGGGCAGTAGCTTGAATAGCTTGCATAATCTTTTGTACATCATTTTGCTTTTGAATATTAATAATTGGTGAATTAAATTCATAAGATATTTTTCTATCTCTACCAGTTTCTAAATCCATCGTAATTTTTGGTATCTCATTAAATTGTTCTAATAGTTCAATCATTCTATTAAATGAAGGTATTTGTAATTCTCTAATTAATCTATTATTAGCAGCTCCTAAAACTGGAGTGGCTAATTGAAGTCTAGCATCTACTTCTGTAGCTGTTAATCTTGCTTGACCTACTTGACCTAATATATTAATCATCATTGCATTATTCATATAGTCATTTTGTTGATTAATCTCTTGCATAGCAAATGGTAAATTACCAGTATAAGTTAATGGCTTTAATAATGAATCTGTATCAGCTAACTGAATCAATGCGTTAGGTTCAAACTTAACATTAAACGGATTAATTAGGCTATCATTAGTTGTAACATACGGCGGGTTATTTATTTTAGCTGATGCATCCATCATGTCTTTGCACATGGTATTTGTCATCTTTATAGAACCAAGAATACTATTAAGAATTCCTCGCCCTCTATTCTCATGACTTAATTTACTCCACCTAAAAATAACAAACGGATTTGTTTTTGATTCAGATTCTTTATAAACATTTTTAAATGAGCTATCCATTAATCTATAAACAAATTTACCATCCTCAGGAGTTACAGTTTCTAATAAACTAACTTGTGTATTACCTTTAAAATTAATGTCTGGAAATAATCTAACCTGTGATTGCTTATCAAAATTACCCAGCTTTCTAAATACATAATTTATTAAGCCTCTGTTATCTTCTAAGAATCCAACCTTACTCATGTCAAGAGACTTAAAGTATAATTCTTTAACTTCATTATCAAAGTTTATTAATAGACCACCAGTGCCACTTGCTAAGTCATTAAATGATTCTATTAATGCAGAGTAATAGTTACAGCTGTTTAGATGTTCTAATAAATAATCTGACACAGGAGCTATCTTTTGTTTAAAAGTTTGTTTTTCTGATTCTGATAATTTATCTCTGCTAGCTATATCAAAAAATTTAGTGCCTGGAGGAGCAACTAAACTTACCATCAGTGCCCCGAAGTGTGAAGTGGCAACTACTGGCGCAGTATTAAATTGGTTTAGGTCTTTTCTTCTACCAGTATCTATATTATAATCACCTACCCAGTTATTACCAGGATAACACAAATCGTAAATATCAAACATCTGATATCTGAATTGTTCTAATTCATTAAACGCTTGAGCGCTTAACTCTTTTATATCGTTAATATTCATTTCTAACCTAACAAAGATTGTTGATTGGTTGGATTCAATAATCCGCTCTGACCGCTAAACAACGATAATGATTTTAATTTCTTTTGATTAAGCTGTTCTTCCTCAGCTTTCTTCTGTGATTCTAATTGTTTCTGCTGAGTATCTAATTTGTTTTGTTGGTCTTGCATCTGTCTTGCAGTTTCTTGTTCTAACCAACTGGGTCCGCTTGACATATTATAAACTCCTATTATATTGTTGATAACTGGTTGGCATAATCGTATGCTGTTTGTTTATCTTATCAATGCCAATCATCATATAACTTAATGAATCAGCAGTATGACTATGCTCATCATGCTTTGGCATCTGTGTAGTTTGATTAGTAGTATAAGCCTTGATGTGTTCAATAGCTTTGAATGTATCTTTTTCATACCAATAGATTGTATGCCATATCTCTCGTAGTCGCTCTATATCGCCCAGGATTGAATTACGCCTAACTGGTTGACACTTAATGCCTAAGTCCTCTATTTGTTTGCGCCTAGATATTAAATCATCGTTTCTTATTTCAGCATCATGAGGAGTGAATAAAACAAAATCTTTTAACGGATAATCAATAGTTATTAAATAATCTTTAATAGCTTGTATTCTATCTATAAGAGAAGTATTAGTGAATTCTAAAGACTTAATTATATTAGTTTGTTTACGAATCTTAGAAGTGGTTATAATATCTTTATTAAGCTGTTGAGCTAATAAAATAGATGTAGCATCTTTAATACCCAGGTCGATTGAACCATATACTTTTAATCCTCTAATGTAACCTTCTGTTGTAGTTAAAGGTGCTGAATAAATAGCGTTTAGGAATGGACTATCCCATGAACATAAATACTCTTGTGCTTTGTAGTTTTCCTCCATGGGCAAAGCATCATACTCGGCTTCAGTCATAATGCCTAGCTCAAACACATCAGTTTTAATAACTAGCCAGTCGGGATTATTCTTTACGTCTAAGTATAAATCATATAAGTGATTGCGTCCGCGTGTAGTGCTTGGTATTATCATATTTCCCTTAGTGTTGTGTATCATAGGATACATCAATTGAAACACTTCAGGCTTACTGATAGAGAATTCATCAAGACCTATAATTTTATAGCCACCACCCATGCGATTGTCTATATTATCAGAACCACTAAACTTAATCTTACTACCAAAACTATACTCTAATGTTAAGTTACTCTTCAAATAACGAGCATTAGTTATATTCACTAAATGCCGACCATCATCAAGTATGTTGTCAATGTATATCTCCCGGCATTGTTTCTGCTCAGGAGCTAATATAATAGAGTTAATAGGCATCTTAGTATTGTTCCAGTATTGATTTGTTAATAGATTTGTATTATATAGACTGAGGAATGATTTGCCACTACGACGCGGCATGATAAGTAACATATGCTTATAGCTACCGTTATGAAATTGTTGTATGATTTTTCTTTGATAATCCTTTAATAGCTTGCCAGTTATTCTATAAGCCATTGTTATACTTCTATATTTATATGTTTCATGTGAAACAATTATATCTCAATGTCTGCGTCAGTTTGTTTTGTTTCTTCTACTTGTGCTTTTGCGTTATAGTGTCGATTATGATAACCAGCTGTTCTTGCGTGAGCATTTGATTTGTGTCTAATTAATGACGCATAAGCGGAAGCTAATGCAGGATCATATGTCTTTAACTCTGCTAAACTTTTATCCAACACATTCAATGACTTATCTGCGTGAGAATGTCCGGCTTTCAGCTTTGCGCGCAAAAACATTTCTGAAAAGCTTTCTATGAAACGAGGACTATCTTTATCTGCCCAGTCGTATATAGTTGCAGAAGTTGGCATGTGTTCGTCTTCACAAATAGTTAAAATCAATTCACCTTTAGAAAATCTGTCGCATATCTCTATAGCTAATTCATCAGTATAAATCGTGGGTCTCCCATTCTTTTTAACTAACTTCTTTTTAGCCATAATAAATACCTCTCTCTATTAAATATACGTAATTATATCAAACACTTAACATTTTGTCAAGTATTCTTACTACTATCATGAATCCATTGTCCTTGCTAGCTTCCTTTATTTAACCCTATTTTTAAGCCCATAGCTAACTTTAAACCATGCTTGGCTACATACATACCAAATCATCAATACAATCATCACTATAGCCACTAAATCCCCCAATATTACCCATCTTTTGTTTATTCTCTGATTCAATCTGTCTTAATCTTTTTTCTGCTATAGCTTGATGCATAAGTCTATTACCTTGTCTATCGTGAACAACTGGTAATTTAGCTGGAATAATACTTTTAGTCTTAAAGCTATTTAACAAAGCAATTCTAATGTCAAGTCCATCGTTAGCCCAAATAGATAAAGAAAGTAAATTAGCTAAAATATCATGAGGTTGTAAAAATGGTTTGGCTTCTGCATAAAGTCTAATAGCTAACAATTCATCATTAGTAAAAGACATCTCTTTATCTTTAATTATTTTTAGCCAACAACGATAAGCTGAACTTTTAATATCGTCGTTTGTTTCTCGCTCTGGGTATCTAAATTCTCCATGGGGTAGGGGTGTACTTATTATACTTGTAGTATTAGTACTTGTAGTATTATCTTTAAAGTTTTCGTGGGGAGGGGTCTTTAAGTTTTCTTTAAGGGGGGCTATAAGAATTCTTAAATACCTCTTTAATATTTCTTTACTACCATTTTTATAAATTAACTCTCTAGATATGTAACCACAATCAATTAAATTTTTAATCCACGTCGATACACTCACAATGCTTACATCGTATAAATTAGCAAAGTAATTATTTGTAGCCCAACAAACCCCATCTTTATTTGTTAGAGCAGTTATCTCACTATATAATAACTTTTCATTAGCTTTTAATCTTTTATCATAACGAACATTAGCAGGCAGGATTGAGTAATAATTTGGATTATCCATTGGTTACCTCATTTAAAATATAACTTTCTACATAATAACAACCATCATCAGTAGCAGAATTATCTGCTTTCATAAAAGTATCAAAGACACCAATTATAATCTCTTTTTCTATAATACACTTTACTTCATTAACTATAACTTTTTTTAATATAAATACTTCCATCTTTTTACTTCCTAAAAAATCTGCTTAGTGTTGGTTTACTTTCTTCTACTATTTCAATCTCTTTTTTTATTTCCCATGACCACTTATCATCTATTATAGTATGTCCATTCTTTTTAAAGTGTTTTACCATTTCATTATATCTGTTAGCTTCTAACTTCTCATATTCACAACTATCACAACTTGTTATATAAAGCTTTCCGCTCGGTAATTTATGCGTAACTGCTGTAAAACTTTTATTATGTTTTTTACAAAAGCTATCTTGTTCATTTATTATTTTACGTTCAAATGCTAAATCATTGATTCTTATAAACATTTTATATACCTCAAATAAAAAAGCCACAATCTAACTGAGGTAAGCAATTAGAATTATGGCTTTATATATAGTCTATTGACTAATTTTTTTGGTCTTACCTACCTAATAAATTAATCAACACCCCATTATTATATCATTTTTATAAAATATTTACAATAGGCAAATTATTGTTTTATATGCAAATAATAAAAATCTTTAAAAATAGTTGTAAAAAAGTTTGACAAAGTTTAATATAGTTTAGTATAGTATCGTCAGTGAAAAAGAAAATTAACTTTTTAAATGAAAGAAACTAAAATGAAACAATCAACAAAAACAAACTTACTTTTTGCTTTTATAGTAATTTTAATTACTGTCGGTTCAATAGCTAGCTGTTTAACCGTTTCACAAGAAATGACAAAAGCAGAACAAAATTATACTAATAATAACTAACCATAGCCACTGCGGTGGCTTTTAAATGAAAGAAACGAAATGCTTAAAATAATTTTACAACTTATAACTTTTAGCTCAGCTGTTTATTTTCATGAGCCTTTGCATTTAACTACTATCATAACAATTTTAATTTTAATTGAACTAATTTTTTGGGAGAAAAAATAAATGAAAAACATATACAGAATATACGGTTACAGCAATAATATAACAGATATTAGCTTGATTTTTAAATTATTTTACTCAAGCAAAAAAGAAAAGTTAAATAGCTTTATCTATTACAGCAAAGACAGTCCAGAAATGTGGAAAATCTGTATCGAAACAACATCTTTTGCTAGTGCTGAAGCTAAAATAAAAAGGCTATTAAATAATAAACAAATTAAACAAATTGAATCAATAGGAGCTTGACAAATGAATAACAGACAATATGATGACTATTTTTATGATGAATCTTTAGAATATGAACAAATATTTGATTTAATGAATAGTAAAGAGATAGATAAATATTATTTATTATCTGAAAATGAACAGTTAAAGTTTCTTGATGAAGTTGAACAACGTATTTTAAAAGAGCGTGAAGACTATTTTGACTACTTAAATGACTTAGAGCAAGCAGATGTAATATAAACTTAATGACGCCCCTGAAAAGGGGTTTTAAAGAGGTATTTAATATGACTTATTTCAGACTTACAGTATTGAAACTAAAAAACTTAAATGCTACTAATATTAAGACTTTATCAACTAACGAAATATTAATATTTTTAAAGGAGGAAACAGAACCAAAAATTCATAAATACTTAACTGATGAACTGAGAAAAAAAATAAATTATAATTTTAGAAACTTATTATTAAAGAAAGGTACAAAATGAAAAATCATATAACTATTGTCTTAATAATAATTCTTACAAATGTAATTTCTATAGCAATATCAGGTGTTTATTCTTTTTCTTATGGTATGAAAATGAGAAATTGTTATATTGCCTTTGCTGATGATAATCCCGCTGTTATCAGTGATTATAAAGAGATAGACAAGAGAATGAACGAAATGGCTAAGAGAAAAAAGACTAATGACCCAATAGCTCAATTTAATTAATTTAATTTTGAAAGGAAAATAAAATGAGAAAAGTAACACTACCAGATAATTTTAACGAATATAACTTTACACAATTAATAAAAAACACAAAGTTTAAACCGCTTAAACTACGTTATAGAGCAATGCAAATGTTACAAAATGGATACAATGTAACATTAACATCAAATAGACTTCAAATATCTGCAAGAATGATTCATCGGTGGATTAGATTAATAAAAGATGGTGGTATAGAAAATCTAAAAGATAAAGAAGGAAGAGGCAGAAGGCAAATATTAAAAAATGAACAGTTACCAAACTTATTAAAAGAATTGGCTATATATAATAAGAGTAAAGCTATAACTGGTGAAATTACAAAACGATTAATTAAAAAAATATACGGCTATGAAATAACATTGCCCACAGCTTATAACATATTGAAAAGATTAAATATAGCTGTAAAAGCTCAAAGGAAATATAATAATTATGATTTTAGAGGAGAGTAAAATTAAAGAGTATGAATGGCAAATACAAAAAGCAGTCTTTAGATGGGCTGCTTTAAATGAAGCAAAAATACCTGCATTGAAATTGTTATCAGGTTCAATGAACGGAGTTAAATTAACAAGTGCATTAGCAGGAAAAAGAGCTAAAGAACAAGGGTTAAAAAAAGGATTTCCAGATATAATGTTACCCGTCCCAAATAAGTTATTTCATGGTCTATTTATAGAATTAAAAACATTAACTGGAAAGCCAACCCCTGAACAAAAGTGGTGGCTTAAAGAACTTGAAAAACAGGGCTATTGTGCTGTAGTTTGTTATGGCTATAATGAAACAATAGAAACAATAATAACTTATTTATGTTAGGAACTAATAAAATGAAAAACTTATTAATAATAATACTAGCACTTTTTATAACTAATTGTTTTGCTTGTAAATTAGATTATACAGCTCAAACAGATTCGACAACTTGTTTACAAGAAATGATAAACAATAATACTCTAGTCACATTAAATGATGGCACTTTACTAATAACTAAAAATATAATTTTACATAGTAATATCAGTATAATAGGTCATAATACTGTAATAAAATTTAAGACTTCATTAGCTGAACAAGCTGTTTTTAGAGGAGATAATATAAATAATATAACAATAAGTGATATAAGTATTAAAGATGATGGCGTTTTTAGAAATGTTTTATTCCAATATCCATATGATAATAACCAATTTGCTATCGGTTTTACAAATCTAGATAGGGGAATAATGATACTTGGCAATAGTAGTAATATAATACTTGATAAACTTGACATTTCTGGTGTTGAAATAGGTATAATAATTGATAATAAAAGATTAGATAAATTAAATTATATCAATAAGTTATCAATTTCAAATAGTAATATAACTAATATAGGAAAGTTCGGTATAGCTTTATTTAATTGTCAGAATGTAAATCTTAAAAATAATATTATTGATAATGTACAAGGCAATATGTTTTATGGTATTGCTCCTGTTTTATCTGATACAAAATTTGGTGATGGTTTTTATTTAAATGGAATTATTAATGGTAACATCGTTAATAATAATATAAATAATGTAATTAGAATCGGCATAGTTTTAGAAGGAAGGCTAAATAATAATAGTGATGTTACAAATTTAAATGATAATGTTTATATAGCAAATAATAATATAAATAATTTTTATGGGAGTAGGGGAACAGAATATAACGCTGGCATTTGGGTAGAACCTGCAACAGATGCAACCCATTTAAATCAATATAAGACTAATTCTGTAGTGATTGACAGCAACACTATAGATGCAGGCTTAAAACCTCGTGGCAGTCATGCAAAGTGGGCTATTGTGCTTGGTGCTATGAATGCTTATATTATGCACAATATAATTAAAGGAGGTGACATAGGAATTGAATGTTATTTTGGCAATATAACATTTAATAAAAACTATTTAGAAAATAATTTAAAAGATATTAACTTAGAAAAACAATATTACTTAAACCCCATATTTAATTGAGAGGAACTATCATGAATATATTTAAGTTTATAAAAGATGCAGATTTAAAAACAAGTGAAATAATCGAAGCTGTTAATATTTATTTAACTTCAACAGTTGATACAGTAGAATCATATTATGTAATACACAGGTTCTGGTTATATGAGTTTATCTATGAACATTCAACTATTGAGGTAACTGAAAAAGAGATTAATAGTTTATTAGAAAGGGCATTAACTCATTTTAATATCAATCATAAATATATTATTGCTATAACTCCTAAAGTAATTTTTATTGGTAAAAAGTAATATAGTTTAATACAATACGGTATTATGTGGTATAATATCGTATATTAAGAAAGGCAAATAATCATGACTAAAGAACGTAACTATAAACAAGAATATGCAAACTACCAAGGCACTGATGAACAAATAAAGAACAGAGCTAAACGTAATAAAGCTAGGTCTATTATGGAAAAAGCTGGAAAGGTTAGCAAGGGGGACGGTAAGGACGTAGACCATAAAAAGCCATTAAGTAAAGGAGGAGCTAATCATAAAGGTAATTTAGCTGTTAAAACTAAAACGGCTAATAGGTCTTTTGCTAGAACTAAAAATGGTGGCATGAAATAAAAAGACTGTCTTGATTCACTATTATCATCATAATAGTGAATTGATTTTAACTATAGAAAGAGGCTAACAAATGAAAAATAACGAATTACTTACAACTATAACATATGATTTAATTATGTCGATGAAGCCTTGCTATGACCCTGCAGAAATTGGAATGACTGCTGATTATAGTGCTTCTGTAATCGATTTTATCAAAGATTATAGGTGCAAAGTTAAAAACTTACAAGATATTCAATGGGTAATTAAAAGAAGTTTATCAGGTAAAGAATCTGCGATTTATGCATTATTTTGTTCTAATCAAGTAAGGCATTTAATGAAAGATGAAAGAAGTATAACCGCTTTAGACATAACTGAAAAATATTTAAATGGCAATGCAACAATAGAAGCATTAAGAGAAGCTAAAAATGCCGCTTATGCCGCTTATGCTTCTGCTTATGCTGATGCTGCTGCTTCTGCTTATGATGCTGCTTCTGCTTATGCCGCTTATGCCGCTTATGCCGCTTATGCTTCTGCTTATGCTGCTTATGCTGCTGCTGCTTCTGCTTATGCTGATGCTGATGCTGCTGCTTCTGCTTATGATGCTGCTGATGCTGATGCTGCTGCTTCTGCTTATGATGCTGCTTATGTTGTTGCTGCTTATGCCGCTTATGCCGCTTATGCTTCTGCTTATGCTGCTTATGCTGCTTATGCTGCTGCTGCTTCTGCTTATGCTGATGCTGATGCTGCTGCTTCTGCTTATGATGCTGCTGATGCTGATGCTGCTGCTTCTGCTTATGATGCTGCTTATGTTGTTGCTGCTTATGCCGCTTATGCCGCTTATGCTTCTGCTTATGCTGCTTATGCTGCTTATGCTGCTGCTGCTTCTGCTTATGCTGATGCTGATGCTGCTGCTTCTGCTTATGATGCTGCT